TTTGTTTTTTTTTTTTATATAATTTTTATTTTTTACCTTTAGTTAATTTCATTCTATATAAATAAATTAATATTTTTATTTATATAGTTATATTAATGAGTAATCAAAATATTAATATATCGCGCAAAAATGTGCAAGGTAAATGTGATTTAAAATGTGCTTATAATTTTAAATATTCTGAAAGTAATACTACAGCTAAAAATAATGGAGTAAATATTTCTTTAACTTATGACAATACAAATGTTCCACCAGTTATGTATAATAATCAACAATACACAGTTTCAAATATTACTATTTATTGTCCTTCTATCCATTATTTTAATGGTTCACAATCTGCATCTGAAATAGTAATAGAACATACTCCAGTTAAGGGTGGCCCTATATTATATGTTGCAATTCCTATTTCTTCATCTAGTGAATCATCAACAGCTTCTAATCTAATAAGCGAAATTATTCAAGGAGTTGCTACTAATGCTCCTGCAAATGGTGAGTCTACAAATATGAATATTTCAGGTTTTACTTTACAAAATATAGTTCCTAAAAAACCCTTCTATAGTTATACTGATTTGAATAACAATGACTGGATAGTTTTTGGAATTTTAGAAGCAATACCATTAAATAGTAATACCTTGTCAACACTCGGACAAATAATTCTACCTTTTCCTATATCAACTGAAGGTAATTCGTTATTTTTTAATTCATCAGGTCCTAATTCAAGTGGAAATATAGGCGATGGAATTTATATTTCATGTAGACCAACCGGCTCGTCAGAAGAAGAAATTGCTGTTGATTATTCTAAAAATACATCATCTTATGATTTTTCGAATATGTTACAAAGTCCAATTTTTGTTTTAATTATACAAATAATAGTTGGAATACTTTTATCATTAATTGTTTTTTATTTTATAAATTATGCTTATTCATTTATTACAACTGGTGAAAGTAAGTTACCTACTATACCTAAATTATATAAATCTGTAAGTTAAAGATGTATAATTTACATTAAATTTCTTTAAGTTTAAAATTATATGTTTTTTTAAGTATAAAATCCAAATAGTCGTTGTCAATTTTATTACTAAATTCAAGCCCATTGCTAGAAGTTAATGTATGCAATTCTAAAAAATGAACATTATTATTATTATTAGTAAACTTATGATAAAGGACTTTTTTATTATACAAATGAAAAATAGCTAATATTTTATAGTTTTCTGTGAACTTTAAAAACCGATTATTAAATTCTTCTATTTTGTTTTTATTATATTCATCAATGCAATTCATATTTGGAAAAAAAAATATGAATAGTTTTGATTCTTTAGATTTCAATAAATTTTTAAATCTATTTACACATCTTATAAAATAATCATAATGTTCAGGTTTACCTAGAGGGTTGTGATGAACGAACATATTATTATTATAGTAAGAGTGTCCACGTTGCGAATAAGATATATTTATATAATATGATTTATCTAAAAAGATTTTAAAATCGTCTTCTATACAATGCATTATATTATCACAATTTGAAAAAATCCAATCAAAAGGATAAGAACATACTTTTAATTTATTGCGTTTTAGTATTTGGGCAGTATGACATAATGTTCCCAATGAGCAAACATTATTTATTTCCATGATATTTTATATAATGGAAATAATTTGATATTAATTACTTTTTATTTAATTATAGCTATTGATTGGTGATGCATCATATGTATTTTCTAACAATGGTTTATAAGAAGCTGAAGATAAAGAAGAACCAGACCTTGCAATAGGTGCCATTTTTGCAACAACTTCTTGTTCTAAAGTGTATGGGAATTGATTAAATGCAGTAAATTGTGAACTCTTTTTTTGTTCAGAAGGTGCATACTTTTGTAAAGCATCTAAACCAGTAGCCATAGAAGAGCGACGTATAAGGTCAAACGCAACAAATAAAGATAAAACAGCTAAAATTGGATTTGCATGCATAAATAAAGAAACTACGATAATAAATATAACAATTTTTCCTACTAAAGAATCAACTATGTTGGCAATGGGTTCAGGAGTCTTTAACCCTAATATTAAATATATTATGAATAATATTGCCAATATTAGTTCACCTCTATGCTCTTTTTTAAATAAACTAGAAAAACTTTCCATATATCATATTGATAGATTTTTATTTACACAAGTATAAAAAAACTTTTTCAAAAGGATATAAATATAATTTACTAAATTAATATAAATCATTATGGAAAATACAAAAATAAATACTTATTTAGGTCAGAAAGGATATACTATACCTAAAAATGAACTTACAATTGAACAACAAAAACAAATTAGAAATGATTTAACAATTAAGCCTTTTTCAATGCGAGATTATGCGTCTGATGCAAAAAGTAGCTTTCCTGCATATCGTGAGTCAACTAATAAATTCTATGTTCCGCATTATTATGGAATAGAGAATTATGGGCCTCCTAAACAATATAAAATTAGCGAAGGAGAGAATATTAATTTGGAATTTAACGGAACTTTGCGTGATTATCAAGAACCTGTAGTAAATAAATTTATTAACCATTGTAATAATGTAATATACGGAGGAGGATTATTAGAATTACCGTGTGCATGGGGTAAAACTTCAGGCTCATTATACATTTTATCAAAATTAAAAAAGAAAACATTGGTAATTGTCCATAAAGAATTCTTAATGAATCAATGGATAGAGAGAATACAACAATTTTTACCAAAGGCTCGAATAGGTAAAATTCAAGGTCCAATTATTGATATTAATGATAAAGATATAGTTTTATGTATGTTACAAAGTTTAATTTCAAAAGATTATGAACAAGAAACATTTGAACAATTTGGCCTAACTATTATAGATGAAGTTCATCATATTTCTAGTCAAACTTTTTCTAACTCTCTCTTTAAAGTAGTTACAAAAAATATGTTAGGTTTATCTGCAACAATGGAAAGAAAAGATGGCACTACTAATGTATTCAAAATGTTTTTAGGTGAAGTTATTTACAAAGTAGATAATAAAAGTGAGCGTCATGTAGAAGTAAGAGCAATTACATACAAAGTTGATGATGATGAATTTAATGATACCATTTTAGATTATAGAGGACAGACACAAAATAGTTCTATGATTAGTAAATTATGTGAATATAATCGTAGAACTGAGTTTATAATCCAAACATTATGTGATTTTATTTGTGTAGATAATGTTGATAAATCAATTATTTATAAATATAAAAATAATATGGATAGATTAGTATCTAACTGTGAAATCTGTAATAAAAATAATAATTATTTAATCCGGAATACATGTTGTAATACTGTGAAATATTGTATGCCTTGTATGGAAAATCTAGAAAAAGCAAGTAGTTGTAAAAAGAGGGAAAGAGTCAAATGTCCCAATTGTAATAAATTATTAAAATATGAACAAAATTATATTGAAAACCCATTTGTTAAACAGTTGAAGCAAACACATACAATTGTAATGGCTCATAATTTAAATATTTTACATTATATATATAAAAAATTTGTTTGTAAAAATTTAGCTAGTGTTGGTTTCTATATTGGAGGGATGAGTGAAGCAGAACTTAAAAAGACTGAAAATAAACAAATTATTCTAGCAAGTTTTAGCATGTCACAAGAGGGTTTAGATATACCCACTCTTAATGCAGAATTTTTAATTACACCAAAAACTGATATTATTCAATCTGTTGGAAGAATTTTAAGAGCAAAACATGATTTTTCTCATCCTATTATTTATGACTTTGTTGATTCACATGATGTATTTCAAAGACAATGGTTAAAAAGAAAATCTTATTACAAGAAACAAAATTATAAAATTATTGGAACAAATAATATAGAATACAATGATAATTTTACAAATTGGAAAATAATATATGAACCTAAAAATGAAGGTAAAAATGCAAATAATTCATGTATTATAAAATCAAGAAAGAAAACTATTTCTATTAAAAGTAACAGTTCTTCAGATAAGAGTATTATAAATGAGTCTGAATCAGAAGAGGAAGAAGAACCAGAAGTAAAAGAAGAGCCAAAAGATAAATATTTATGTGGTAAATGTTTATTATTTACAAAAAAATAAATAATTTTTGTAATATTTAATGAATAAAATTATTGATTAAATAATATGGACAATAGTTACATCATCGATTTAGATGAAACTGAAATAAGTATTTTAAAAAATATTGCATCAAATATGATTTTTGACCCATCAGAATCACCTAATTTATTTTGTGAACAATCCAAAAAACTATCACAATTTATTCCAAAAAATATAAAAGATAGACTAATCCATTTTGCCAAATATGGTTCTCCTAATACAGGATTTGTATTAATTAAAAATATTCCTATTGATTATTCAGAATTTGGTAAAACTCCTGAAACTAATAATTGTAAAATAGGAGAGAAAACACTTTTAGCAAAAATTCAAAGTCTATTTATGAATTTTATTGGAGAAATGATTGCTTATGAAGCAGAAGGATATGGTAGACTTTTTCAAGATGTTGTTCCTATTCAATCAATGGCAAAAGAGCAAACAAGTGTTGGAAGTAATACTGAATTAGAAGTTCATATTGAGCAAGCCTTTTCAAAATTACGGCCTGACATTTTGTCATTAGGCTGTCTTCGTGGTGATATAAAAGCATTAACCTATATTTTACCAGTAAGAAAAATAATAGAAAACTTAACAGAAAATGAGAAACAAATACTTTTCGAACCTTTGTGGAAAACAGGGGTAGATTTATCATTTAAATTAAATGGTAATGATTTTATAGAAGGAGATATTCGCGGCCCTCTATCAATATTGTATGGAAAAAAAGAAGACCCTTTTTTATTATTCGACCAAGATTTGATGTTTGGATTAGATAAATCTTCTAATGAAATGTTAAAAAAAATTGTGAGTATATATTGTGAAAATCGAATTTCACATAATTTGCAACCTGGCGAAATTATTTTGATTGATAACAGACGTGCAATTCATGGTAGGTCTTCTTTTTTTCCAAAATATGATGGTAATGACCGTTTTTTAGTAAGGACCTTTGGAACATTTGATTATGATAAAAGCAGTTATGCGCGTCCAATCGGTAGCAGAACAGTAACAGCTATTTATAGCTAATCAAATATTCATCTATGTCTTTAAATGCTTGAATTGTATTATTTACATCGTCATCTGAAATATCGCGATGAATAACAAGTCTTATAAGAAGCGGAGACCATGCAGAAATAAGAACACCTTTTTCTTTAAATAGTTTACTTATATTTGATGATATTTCGATTGAATTCCATTTTTTGTCATATAAAAGAATTTCCACAAAAATAATATTGGTTTGAACATCATCTCGAACTTTAAATGAAGATAAATTGTGCAAAGCATATGTAATTTTATGAGCTCTTTTCTGGTCATACAATAGTATATTATTTTTAAAATCTTCTATTGCTTGTAATCCAGCAGCACCCAAAATACCTACTTGACGCATACCTCCTCCCAAAGCTTTTCTAATTCTTCTTGCTCTTTTAATAAAATCTTTGGAGCCGACTAAGAGAGAACCAATAGGAGCACCAAGTCCCTTTGATAAGCATACTGATAATGAAGACACCTTTTCTGAAATATCATGTGGTTTACAATTTAAATAGGTTAAAGCATTCCATATTCTAGCACCATCTAGATGAATAGGAATATTATAGGAATCAGCAAAAGTCTTTAAATTTTGCATAAATTCCATAGATAAAACCTTTCCACCGCATGCATTATGCGTATTTTCAATGCATATTAATTGGGTTGATGGTTCATGAATATCATCATCCCGAATAGATAGTTTAATTTCATTTAAATCCATTTCACCGTTTGATAAATTAGTAACAGTTCGTGGAGAAATACCGCCAAATTGCGCTGCTCCTGCTTGTTCAAATAAAAACATATGACTATTATCACCAACAATAAATTCTGAACCGCGTTTAGGACACCATGTTAGCAGGGCTGTTAAGTTACTCATAGTTCCAGTTGGAAAAAATAACGCAGCCTCTTTATGAAACATTTGTGCAATAGTGGATTCGAGCAATTGAATTGTAATGTCTTCTTCATATACATCATCTCCTACTATTGCTTCTGCCATTGCCTTTCTCATTTCAGGCGTTGGTCTAGTTACTGTATCACTACGAAAATCAATCATAATAATTTATAATGATTGAAAAGCTTTATATATATTATAAATAATATAAATAATATAAATAAATAACTACAACATTTATAAATGCAAAAACCATCTGTATCAATTGTTACCATAACACAATTAAATAGAATTCAAAG